TTTTTTCTTTGGAGATAATGATTCTATTGGAGCAATATCAGGAGCTTGGTATGGAGCTTTATTAGGAATAGATAAATTTCCATTAGATAAAATTAAAGAATTAGAATTTTATCAGGAATTAAAAAAAAATGTTGAATTATTTTAATTATAAATTTGCAATAGTTTCAATTATTGCATTAGCTGTTCTAGGACCATTATAATTAATTTTTTGATTATTTTTTTCTATAATTACAGTAGGAAATCCTGAAATTTCATAATCATTACACATTTGTTTATTGTTTGTATCATCGCATTTAATATCAAATGCTTGTATATATAAATTATCTATTGAATTTATTTCTTTTTCAAATTTTTCCCATTCAGGTTGAAAACGAACGGAATAACCACACCATGAAGTATTAAAATTATAAACTTTAATTAAATTAGATTTTTTATTTTCTGAATTTGAAAAAAAATCTATTGTAAATTCTTTAGGCCAATTAAAAAAACAAATAATAACTAATAAGACAATTAATACTATAATTAATAATAACCAATTTTTTTCTAAACTAAACATTAATTTAATTTAGAAAAAATATTTAGTTTTTTAAAATATTTTCTAGTATATAATATATATGGACGATACACAATTAAGAACACAATTTAGACCAAGATCTTCATTTGGCGCCACCCCAAGACAATCATCATTCATGGACCAAGTAAGCCCATTCCAAGTAAGCCCACCTTCTTCTGATCAAGCGGAAATTATGAGACGTCAATGGGAAAATGACCTCGCCAGACGTGAAGCGGAAATCTCCATGCGTCAACAGGAACTCACCAGACAGCAACAGCAACAGCAACAGCAACAGCAACAGCAACAGCAACAGCAACAGCAACAGCAACAGCAACAGCAACAGCAACAGCAACAGCAACAGCAACAGGAAGATGAACGCGCCAGACAGCAACAGGAACGCACCATACGTCAAGAACAATTCGAAAGACGTAAAACTGATTTTAAAACGAAATTACGAGATGCAGAGAACAAAGAACAAATAATCGAATTGGTAACATCTTATCATAAATTAGCACCAACCGATCCTCCAATCGATTCAAGCACAGCAAATAACTTCTTAGAAAAACCGGACAAATTGTGTGGTGATAAAATAGATGGACAAGAATGTTTAGATTTATTAAAGAAATGTTTAACTGGTGAATCAAAGGATTGTATTGATGAATTTAATAGAAAGGACTGGTCTAAAGACATTGATGTAAAAACAATGAATTATTATGCTGCACGAGGATTAGCAGAAAAAATTGGGTTTTATAATAAAACAGTTAATGATGCAATTAAAGAGTTGAACTTAGAGCAACAACTTTCTGAACCTCTAATAGCAGTTTTTGAAGCTATAAAACTAAAAATTATTCAAGAAGAAAAACAAAATATTAATAAATTTGAAGTTAAACACGAAGTAACAAAAGTTCCTACTATGAAGGTACGCAGGGCTACACCTATATATTTTAAGGTGCAAGATGGTGGTGGTTTAACTTCTTATAATAATTTAATAATGAATTTAGATATTTTAAAAACTAATTTATTAATGAATGGTGGTGGTTGCAATACTTCTATTTTAATTAGAAGCAGTCTTAATACATTAGTTCAATTATTAAAAGAACAAGGAAAAAAAATTGATGACCTAGATTTAGAAACTATTCATAAATATATTTTTAATTTAGAAAAAAATGAAAAAAAATTAAAAGAACTTAGAGAGTATATTCATATTTTAATTGATGCTATCTCAAACGATAACTACCAAGTAACAAACCCTGTAACATTAGAAACTTTAGAAGAGTTTGCTAGAAAAGAAAAAACCATAGATCACAATATTCAGATAAAAATAGAAGGTTTACATGATTTATTTAATATTATTATGAGAACTATGAATAAAAAACAAGATGGAATATAAAAAATTAAAATAATATATGAAATATGATAATCTATATATTAAATTAAACTAGTCTAATGGTATAGATTGGAAAAATATGAATTATGAAGATATATTAAATATTATAAACAAATTAGGTCTTAATAAAAATAATATTGAAATAGTTGTTTTTAAATTAAATAATATATATAATAAAACTATTAGTAATAGTATTATTATAATATTTTAAGCTTTTACAAAATAATTCAATAAAAGGTGGTAGTAATTATTAAAAAATAAAAAATTAATATAATAGAATTAACATTAAAAGATATTAAAAATTTAGTAGATAATAACAATATAAATGTATCTCTACTATTTTATAAAACTAATTAAAAGATTAGTATCTAAACTAATAATAATGGGTTTAGGATTATTATTATTAGTTTCAGTAGGAAAAGAAAATATTTATTTATCTTCTGAACCTGAAATAACTTTTTTTAAAATAGCGTATAAAAGACATACTAATTTTTCTATAGAAACAGTATCTCAATATTTTAAATCAACCCCTGATTTTGGAAGAAAAGTAACTGTAAATTTATCAAAAACAGCAGATTTATTAGGTAGTATATATTTATATGTTGAATTACCAGATATAATTAAAGAAAATCATTCTACACTACCGACAGGAATTAAAAATTTTGCTTGGGTAAAAAAAATAGGATTAGCTTTAATAAAGTATATAGATTTAGAAATAGGTGGAATTTTAGTTGATAGACATTTTGGTGATTATCTTAATATTTGGGGTGAATTAGTAATTAATTTAGGTTTAAAAAAAGGGCTAAATAAAATGTTAGGAAATGTAGATGTTCTTACAAATTATACCAATGGTAAAAATTCATATAAATTATATATACCTTTAAATTTTTGGTTTTGTCAAGATTCTGGATTAGCTTTACCAATAATTGCAATGGTTCATAATGATATTAAGATTCATGTACAATTTAATGATTTTAATAAATGTTATAATCAGTCACCAACACATTATGTTAAAACAGTTGAACCATTTACATTATTTAAAAAAGGAGAAATTATAAGACAAACAGTTGGTAATCGAAATATTATTGGAAAATTTACTTATTTTGATGGAATAAAAGGATTATTATATTATGATAAAATTAAAGACGATTTTTTAATTCCTCCTACAAAAAATGATGTTAATTATATTATTACCGGAGATGAAACTAATTTTCAACAAAATCTACAATCTTCTCAAATCGTTATTAAAGATGAAGATTATTTCAGATTTAATTTACCATCTATACAAAACTCTTATTTATTAGTAAATTATATTTATTTAGATAATGATGAAAGATTTATTTTTATTAATAATGAACACGAATATTTAGTTCCAGTTGTTCAAAATATACAAGAGCAAACATTTTATTCAACAAATATCTCTTATAAAATACCATATTATAATCCAATAAAAATTATTTTTTGGAAAGCCCAATTATTATCAAATTATGATTCTAATGATTTATTTAATTATACATTAGACCCAATAGTTTCAATATCTAATAAAATAATAGAAACTGAACATCTAGTACTTAATTCTATTAATAGAATGGAATTAAATAAATCTGAGTATTATACATATATACAAGTTTATCAAAATAAATTTGTTTCACCTACAGATGGTATTCATATGTTTTCTTTTGGAATTAATCCAACAGAATATCAACCTTCTGGTACATTAAATTTTAGCAAAATTGATGATGCATTTATTAAAATAAATTGTAATAAATTAGTAAATTATCAAAATCCTATTTTATTACGTTCATATGGAATTCAATTAAATTTATTTAGAGTAATTAATGGATTAGGTGGTTTGGGTTATTATGCATAATATTATTAATCTATCCAAGCTAATGAAGATAAACCACTCATAATTCTTAATAAGTTATATTCTTTTACAATAGTTTTCAAGATAACTGGTTTAGTTACTACTTGATAATTATTTTCTGATTTCAATACTATATCATCAAATAAAGAAAAATTTAAATGACCACTAGGTTGATTATCTAAAGGATTTAACGAAAATGAATAAACATAATAACCTATATCTACTGAATTTAAATATTTTTGATATGGTATTATTTTATTAAAATATGTATGATTAATTTCTTTAAATAAATCTTTACCATTTGCTTTTATTACTAGCGAATCTATTATTGGAATAGGTGTTTTTATTTCTTTATAATTATAAATTTTTGTATAATATAATTCTAAATTATATTTTCTTCTTTCTAATTTTAAATTTTTTTGATATTTTTCATCTAAATATATTGTCATTTCCATATCATAATTTCTTAATATTTTTGAATTATTAAATGAATTATATCTAACTGAATTTTGTAATATATTTTCATTTATTGCTATTCTTATTATTTCAAATTCTTTAGAATTAGAATTATTATTTGTATAAATTCCAGTTTTAATAAATTCATTATATAATTCTCTTTTATTTATATATTCTTTTTGCCAATCATCTATAATAATTTTTGTTGTATAGTAACATGTATCCGAACTACCTAATACTTCTGTTTTATAATATATATCTTTTATTGGATTTTTAAATATCATTTTAATTACTGAACTAGTTTTATCTATTAAATTATCTGGATATTGCATAAATCTTTCAATTAAATATTCATGTTTATTATTACCAAACATATCTCTTTCAAATGTATCTAAAATAATACCATCAATATTAACTTGAATATTAATTTCTGGTTCAGATATAATTGTATAATTAGAACTTAATATTTGATTTAATTTATTTAATTTAAATTTAATAGATACATCTGTATATGGTAATGATATTAATGGTAAATACATATTAGCTTGATTATTAAACCAAAATTCTAATGGTATAACTAATCTCATTTTACCTTCATAATCATACATTTTTGTAACTTTTTCTATTTGATTCTTTTTTTGTGGATCTTTTAAAAATTGATATTGCATTTCAAATGTTGTTTTATCTAATCTTTCTATTATTTGATCACCAATACAAAAATCAATACTTTCAAAAATATTTTTATAAATATCTGAATTAAATTTAACAGTTTCTATTTGATTTTGTTTAACATAACTTATTTTTTTTTGAAGATTAAATACTAATTCTGGAGTAGGTTCTATTTTTTGATTTTGATATATCTTTTCTAATTTAAATTTTCCATATCTACCTATAATTGAAAATTTATTTTTATCAGTACTTAAAAAATTAAGTTTGCCTATATCATAAATATTATTATTTATAAATAAACTATAATTTTTTAATCCATTTGATTTATAAATTTCATAAGGTATATAAGTATTTTGAATTAAAACTCCACTAATATTAGTTAAAGTTATAGATGTATCAACTATTGTCAAAGAATAAATATTTTCAATTAATTTATTTGTAATAATATATAATGGATTTTTATATAATATTGTACCTTTTAACATATTTGAATTATTAATTAAAACATCATATGTATTTAATAAATCATTTATACTTGTATTTATCTTATAAATAAATTGTCCTACTTCATTACCTTCGTTATTAAGCACATGTAAATAACCATTAGTATTTAAATCTAAATTATTAAATAATTCAATATTATAAATTTGATTAAACATAGGTTTAATAATTTCTTTTTCTATAATAACTTGTTTAAATACAATAATTCCAGAAATTACACCACCACTCCAATTAATTATTAATTTATTTTGATTAATTGATATATTTGAAATGTCTAAATAAGTTTTATTTAAAATATAATAATAATCTAAATCTATAATTAATTTTTGTGGAATTGTAAATGTTATTGTTTTATTAGATGAATTATATATATAATTAGAAATATTAAATGTATTAATTACACCACCAAATACATTATATTGCATTTCTTCATTTGTTAAAAATCTAGTTGTTATAAATTTAATACCATATAAATCTTGTATTACATTAGTTGATAAATTGTAATTAGCTGATTCTATATTTCTAATAAAATGGTCAATGTATACTGATCCTGTACTATTAAAATTTGTATTAAAACTTAGATCATATTCTGTACTATTACTATTTTTATTATAATTTGGATCATATACAATAAAACAACTTGATATATCATTAAATGGAACAAATTTATTAAATCTATATAAATATTGATTTGTTCTATCTAATACTTTAATTGGTTCAGGTGGATATTCACCAATTTTTGCATAATGAACTAAATTATTAATATTATATGTTTCGCTTAAAGAAGAATTAATTATAACATCAACAATACTATCAGTAATAAATTTCATATCAATTATTTTTATTTCATCATTAATTAAAAAGTTATTTGGTACATTTTTAAAATTAATATAATCAGCATAACTACTTAATGGTTCATCTAATGTTAAACGATATAGTTTAGTATTATTAAATGCAGAATTAGATGTAGTTGGTGATTTAATAGTTACAACTATTTTTGGATTGATAAATTTATTAATTATACTATCAATTGTTATAATATTTTTTGATATATCTATATCTATTATTTTATAATAGTTAGAATCATCATTATAATAAACACTATATTGAGATGATGTAATATTAATAGAAATATTTAATTTTATTAAAGTAATTTTTGTTTGATTATTTGATATATCATATTTATCTATACCAATAGGTGTTTCTGCTTGAATATAAGATGAAAAAGATTCTAAATATTTAGATGATACTAAATAATTATCATATGATGTAAATTCTTCTTGTTTATATTTAATTGTTGTAAAATCATTAAAATTAATTGATGAAATATCAACTTGATATAAATAACCTAAACATTCACTTGAAACATCATAAGTTTTAAATGATGAAATTACATAATCAATATTAATATCAAAATTTTCTTTGTAATAAAAATTAATTTGATTATTAAAAACTAAAGGATTATTTATTGTTATTGGTTCAATTAATGTATTTATTCCACTTAAAAAATCTAATTTGTATATAATATATGATTCATATTTTTCATCTAATAAAGTAATTTTATATAGATATAAACCAGATTGAGTATCAATAGAATAATTAATATTATATGGTATATTTACCATATTCATAATTTTAAAAGTATCAGTTGGATATTCTAAAATATCATTTACAAAATTATAAGATTTATCAAATGTAATAATATTATCTTTAACATCATTATCATTTAATTGAAAATTTTCTACAACAAATGATTTTTTTAATTCAGTTAAATCAATATCTAAATTAGATGTTTTTCCATATAATTCATTTTTTAGACTATTTAATAGTAAATCTGTAAAATTTTTTGTTTCAAAAGAAGTATTTTTTATTATATTTTTAACATTAATTAAATTATTAGATATCTTTACTAATTCTTTTAATACATCTAAAATGTTAACTCCATATAAATTGTCATTTTTTATATTATTAATAAAATTATATATTTCATTTTGTATTTTATTTTTATTTCTACTAATATAATAAATTGTATGTGTTGTAGTATGTGTTGTATTATATGATATATCAAATTGATTATTTATAATTATATCATCTATTTCAATACCATTTAATTTTAAATGTAATCCATCAAATATAATTTGAGAACTAATATCAATAGCAAAATTATTTATATATATTATTGGGTTTTTCCAAAATTCATAATATTTAAAAAATGTATTTAAATAGGAATATATTTTTTCTTGATAAAATTTTATTTTATTATATTTGTCTATAGAAAAACTGGTAGATGATAATGATTGTGATAAATTAGAAAATTCATTATTTGTAAAATATAAAGTATTAGGATTATTTACTATATGTGTTTTTAATCCATTAGATAAATCATAAATTAAAAGTCCTTTAATTAAATATATACTATTTTCTAATTCTTTATTTGTTAGAATAGACCAAGAATTCCAAGGCTTTAATTTATTAAATAAAATAGAATGATGAAAATCAGTTTCAAAAAATAGAATTTCAAAAATACTTTCAATATCACATTGTAAAGTTGATTCATTAAAAATATTTGTTCTTATATTATTAAAATAAATATATGTTTCATCATTAGTTATTGGATTTGCACTTGTAATAACATATTTATATGTGGTAGTTGTAGTAAAAAAATTACTATTTATATATGATTTTTCTCCAATCATAATTATATTATTTAAATTATCAAGAGAATAATTATCATCATTCGTTTCACTATCTGTAATATTTTCGATTAAAGCATTATTTAAATTATATACAGGTTGTGGTGTTACAAAATATCCATCCATATCTATTCGACCATAATATGTATAAGATGTTAAACTATAATCA